TTTTTACGGGGTTATGGCGTCGAAGACAACCACAACGAGCAAGATGCGTCTCACGACACATCTCACTGAATTTGCTCCAACCTACTTCAGGCTGGTCGGCCACATGGCTGACCAGAAACTGAAGGAGGCTTGCTCTTGGGCTTGCACCCAAGGCAACGAAGCAAAAGAGGTCCAGCGTCTGTGGAGCTGCGTATCAACGGCCGCCATGTGCATTACTGCACAGGACAGCTTAGACCTTGCAGACCCCCAAGGAAAAGCTGCCGCCTCTGGCCTGATGAGGCTAGCACGAATGCTAGCAAACCAGGTCAGAAACAGAGGGTACCTAGCTGCCGCCAAGAGCATCAAGAAGATGTCCAAGGACGCGCAGCTAGATGCCCTCCGATGCACCAGAGCTGGCCCCATCAGGCCGAAGACCGATCTGGTCCTCTACCTGAAGGGGCCTCTCAGCCCAAGGTCCCAAAGGGACCTGTGGGTACTCGGTGGAATTGCCAGGAGTTTACCTCCCGACAACTCCAAGGAGTCCCGGCAGAAGTCGTTGGAGCAGCACAAGGCTGACTACAAGGACGAACGGCCGACCGAGAACGAAGTGACCGACTCCGTCTACCTCTATACACTGCGCCTACTCAACACATATGCGGGCCCCCGGGACCGGGAACTCGCAATGGTTGGGTCAAAGCTCAGTGCAACGGATGGCGCGTGCCTAGAAGCACCAAGAAGACTAGGTGGGAACCTAGCCATCCTGGGCAGACTAGTCACGGCCATCAAGAAGTTGGACGAAACCGGAGACTTCGAATGGACTCCCACGAACACACAGCTCGACCTATTCTTCACCGAAGAGGTCGCACGGCAGACCCTGACCCTAGCAGACCCAGCATTCGCAGAACACTGGGCAACTAAGGTCGGGGGGCCGTACAACCGATCCGAGGACGAATGGTTGCTGCTGTGTCTTCGGAGGGCCATGGCGATGCGGCTTGAGCAGTCAGACGGAGGGAAATCCACCGACTCACTGCCCAAGGCACGCGTTGAGTTGTTGACCGACCCAGAAGCGGCCAGAGGGCTGAAGAACCGAGTGGTTACGGTTTCTTCAATCCTCGAGTACATCTTCGGAGCACCGATCAACAACACACTCCAGAGTATCCTGCAGAGGACGCCCTGGTGTGCGGCCACCCTGCATGGACTCTCCCCCGAGAAGTTCCTCACATCCAAGGTTTACACCAGGGCAGGGGAACGTCTCGAGGCCCTGTCAGCGGACCTGACGAGGGCGTCGGATCTGATCCCACACGACATAGCCAAGGCTATAGGCGCAGCCTACAGTACATGGCTATTCGGATCGGATCATTTCTTCCACCCCGATGCGGAACGGGAAGTACGCATGATCGAGTTTATCACTCAGTCACACGTCCTTACGTATCCGGATACAAAGCAAGTGGTCTCGAAGAGGGGTATTCTTATAAAAACCCCTCTTACATGGCCAATGCTCTGCATCCTCAACGCCTGGTCCGCATCGGTGGCTCAGGGGTACTGGCCCAGGACGGCGAGGGCCAAGGGAGAAGTACCCCGTCACCACTACACAGGTCTAACGCCCA